GGTCAGGCAGAAGGCCAACGGCAAGATGATGGTTCTCTGCCATCCGAGCGTGCTCTGGCCGTCAGAGCTTGAGCGCAAGGGCATCACAGTCGTTTCGCTCGACGACCCCGCCGAACTGCACTCCACACTCAAGACCGCCCTCGGAGAGGACGCCGAGGCCCAGGTCGATGCCGAGATCGCGCACGAGCGCAAGCAGCTGGGCGGGTGGTAACATGAACCAGGGGATAAATGGTTTCATGAACCACCTGCACGAATGCACGCACTGCCAGGGCATGCGATATGCCTGGGCGCGCAGCTGGAAGGATCCGCGCGAATGGCAGTGTCGGCAGTGCCGACAATGGTCAACCGAGTACATCGATCCGCAAGGGGAGAATCACTGATGCGAAAAACCAAAAAGAAGGCACGGGCGCGCAAGCGCCCGCTGCCCATTGCTCCGGCGGTTTATTCGATCGCCGAATTCTGCGCGGCGCATCGCATGTCGCGCAGCTGGTACAACGAGCTCCGCAACAGTGGCTTCGGGCCGATCGAGATGCAGCTGGGCAAGCGGCGTTGGATCTCGCTGGAGTCGGCCGCTGATTGGCGTTGGGCTCGCGAGGGGCGCGTGCCTCGTGCGCAGGAAGGCCTCTTGCTGCGTGATGGTGAGGGCGCCAGCGTTTAAACGCACCAGCGAGCTTCTCTGAGGCTCGCAACTTGACCGTACTGACGAACGGATGCATATCTGTAGTATTGGTGCTGTTGCGGAGCTACAAGCGTAAGCGCCCTGGTGACTGTCCTCGCCAGGGCGCTATTGCGTTCCGGTTGACCGCGGCCAACTCTCCCAGCCCGCCCGCGATCGATCGAGGGGCAGCTGCCGGCGTCACGGCACGGCAGCTGCCCGAGCTCAGTCGAGAACGATTTCCACGCCGCGCACGAAAACATATAATCCTACCCACAGGATGATCAGAACGGTGGTGAGGATCGCGGCCTGCACGAGCTTGATGTAGAGGTCGATCACTTTCCATCCCACGGCGGCGAATCCCAATCACGCGGCACGAACAGCGTCGGAAAATCGTCGCGTGTGAACCATGCCAGCAGGAGCATAAAACCTATCCCGCCGACGAAGCCGATCAGCAGCGACAAGATTGTCATGTCATCCCCCGCATTGAGAACATGGCGACGCTGGCGATCAGCACTAGGAACAGGACAAAGCCGATCAGCTCTTCGAGCGTGTCTGTGGTCATGGTTGCTCCTTCAGTTTGCGCAGTTTGTACAGCAGAGCCTCGCCCTTTTCGTCGTGCAGCATGTTCATCGCGGTGAGCCAGTGCTGGACGATTTCGACGCAGCGTTCGCGTTCGGCGGCGACACAAGCATCGACCCATGCCTGATCTGCCGCAATGCGTTCTTTGCTATCCCCAACCTCCGCAGCGGCTCTATCGTAATCGCCCTGAGTTGGCTTGGTCCCTCGATCTGTTTTGTCGGGAGGTGTTGGTTTCACGGCTTATCCTTCAGCGCACGGCGCATGTCATGGGCTACTGAGCGCATGCTGTTGCCGTAATTCTCTATAAGCCACTGGGCGCAGCGTTCGATGGCAGTAGCGCGAATGTTAGCTCGCTTCTTGATCCAATCTTCCGGCTGTCCAACATTGTCGAAAAGATCGCCAAGCCGTTTAAAGTCATGCAGCGATAGTTTTCTCCGTAGATCGCATGGAAGGCTGCCGTACCAACGATCCCATTTATCACCATCTGCTGCTGTGCCGCTGACAAATCCCATGCGGTGATTTTCCTCCGCTTCAGTGCCAACCTCCGCAGCGGCGATGAGGGCGGCTTGTGCTTTTTCTAGCCACGCGCTGTCTAATCTGATGCGGCCACGGCCGCCGTCAGCAATGACTTCCTCGACAGCCTCTCGTAGCGAAGCTTCGATCTGTGTGGTCATAGTCCCTCCTCATCGAGCGCGGCCAGCGCCTGGCCGATGGCGGCGTAGGCCTTGGTGATTTTGTTATGCAGGCGCGTGTTTTCTGCGTTGGCGCGGATGAGCTCGTCTTCGAGTTTAGCGATGCGATCGGCCTGACGTTCGAACGGCCACATCATGGGTTTTCCTCCATGTATCGTTTAAGCATCCATTTGTTGAGATCACGCACCGTAAAGCCGATACGCTTGTTTGATAGCCGCGTGACGTGCGGGCCGGCGCCGCCCTTGATGAAGGCGCGCAGCTGCTTGCTGGTGAGTTCGCAGTAGCGTGCTGCCTGGTTGACCGAGATCACGCGCATACTGTGGATGGCATAGGCGCGTTCTTTGAGCGAGCTCCTGCTCATAGGTGGACCGTCTTGGCGATGATGGGTGCGAGCGCGTGCGTGAGCTTGATCCAGCGTTTGGCCAGGCTGGCGTCTTGCCAATTGACGGCGATGTGCTCAGATTTATTGGCACAGACACGGCCGATGGCGACGAGCACGGCGTGGATGCCGCGGCTATCGATGATGGCTTCGAGTTCGCGTTCCAGGGCGGTGCTCATTGCATGAGCCCCACGAGCAGGAAGGCGATGACGAGGCCGAAGCAGATGATGCTGAGCCAGCCGGCGATATATCCTCCGATCATTGGTCACCGTCCCAGGTGATCATGAATTGCTCGATCGCCTCGCCGCCATTGAGGAACGACACGAAGCAGGCGGCGTATTTTTCGCGTTTGAAGTCTTTGATCGGGATCCAGCGTGCGGCGGGTTTGTTGTCATCGATCGACGGCGCCCAGGATCCGACGGTGTAGAGCTGGGTCTTGCCGTCCTTGTGCATGGTGCGCAAATAGGTATGCATGGCTGTCCTTTCGTTGCGGAAGCACAATGCATAGCAGAGGTCAGGTCACCTGACAACGGAGGATAACATGCCTGTTGCCAAGGGGCGTGCCGGCGTGAAGCAGGAGCTGCACAAGTTCAAGCAGGGCAAGCTGCACTCGGGCTCGCCCACGGGGCCGCTGGTGCAGAAGCGCTCGCAGGCTGTGGCTATCGCCCTGAGCGAGGCCGGGCTATCGAAGCCGAAGCGCGAGCACACTGGCAAGCGCAGCCGCAGCTATTGAGATGGCGCACCGTCGACCCAACAAGATCCCGCTGCCAGGTGACGAGGAGCTCGCCGCCGATCGGCGTGAGCGCAACAGCTGGCCGGTGAATGATTACGTGCTCGGCGCGGCACTCGCACTCTTGGGCATCATCGTTTTGATCGCGATCGCGCTGGCCACTGGGTTGGTGAAACCCTGATGCCGGAATCTCCTTATTGGCCGCAGCGTGGCGATCTGCAGACGCTCGGCCAGGCGATGGCGCAGCGGCTGCAGGAATTCGACACCAGCGGGCGTTTTCCGGTTGGGCCGCGCATCGATATTGGTCCGATGCGGCGCTCGGAGAACGTGGAGGATCTGCGGCCGCGATCGATCAGCGAGTATCTCACCAACCTGCTGATGGGCGGGGCGCCGATGGAAAACCTGGCGGCCATTTGGCGTGATCCGTTCACCGACCCGCGCGACATCCGCAATCGGCAGTTCCAGGAGTATTACAATCAGCCGCGGCCGGCAGAGAATTCCGATTTGGCGCGGCAGCTGGGCGCGGGCGATCTGCCGGCATTTCTCGAACCGTTTGGGCGTGGCGTGCAGCAATACGGGCGTGCCTTCACCAAACCATAGGGGCTCGAGAACTGTCAACATTACGAACAAAAGTGTAACAGTTCTCGAGCTCCTGGCCGCGCGGCTCGAGGAGGATTGAATTCCTAACTTTCCTCGCCTGATGAAACACGCTAGAGATCACTTATGCCGCGGACAGCTGCGCATCTCATCGAGACTCGTTGGAAGCCGGGCGTATCGGCGAACCCGAAGGGTCGGCCGAAGGGCTCTCGCTCGAAGCTGCAGGAATTATGCTTGGCGATGCTGCACGCAGATTTCGAGCAGCACGGCGAGGAAACGATCGCGCGCGTGCGTCAGCGTCAGCCGGGCGTTTATTTGCATGCGGTTGTTTCGCTCTTGCCCAAGCAGGCCGAGAAAGTGAATTCGCCCTTCATCGATTTGACCGATGACGAGATCGCGCTGCTCGAAGAGCATCTGGCCGCGGTACGCGCGAAGACCGTACAGATGATCGAAGGCGCAGTAGAGCTCGAACCCGAAACGCAGGAGCCCTCATGACGCGCGAGCAGGCTGTCGCCCGCATCCTGGCGTACTGGTCGGACAGCGATCCGAACCTGGCCGCCGGTCAGTGGTCGCTATCGCAGAAAATCGTCCTGGCGCTGGAGGCGCTCGATCTGATCAATCTCATCGAGCCCGGCAACGAAGAGGAGCGGCGCCAGCGCTTCGGCAACACCGCAGACGCGAAAGGTCTCGACGATCCTAACTACGCCAAGCCGGTGCCGGCCGACGTCTTCATGGCGCAGGACTACATCGGCAAACGCGATCGCACATGACCAGCGCAGAACTCTGGGGCATCGTGCTGCTTTTCCTCCCGCTCTGCGTGCTCTGGAGCGCACGAAGGCCGCACCCCTCGTAACGCTACGAGAGATCTGACAGAGCAGGGAAATCAGGCGAATTGGCTCACCAGGGCGAGCAAAGGGCCGACCGCGAGCGCTCTGATTCTCACTGAGTGAGACTGCGAGAGTATCTAAACACCGCTGCCGCGTTTCCTGCACCTTCTGCTTGAGAGACAGGAGGTCTTTGCCGCTAAGCCATTGATATCATTGACTCGAGCTCCTGGCTGACGTCTTCTGGGAAGCACCTGGGAAGCGCTCGATCGAGGCCTAGGCCTTGCACATGCGTACCTCTGGCGTACCTCAGATCCAGATTCGTCAACGATATCAACGATGCACACGTCATAACGTATGACGAGTACATGCGATCGAGCACCAAAGGCCTGTGCACATCGCTAATTCCCCTGCTAGATCAAGGGGTTAGCATGGACCCCCCGGAGTACGGGGTTAGAACTCGGTCGCTGGGGCCACCATGAGCATGGGCAGGGACGTTCCCGTTAGTGCCCGGCCTGTGTGCCTTTCTCGCGCACGATGGAAATCCGGGGAATTCCCGTGCGGGCGCGAGCGCGCCCTCCGATGTGTGTGGTACCCTGGTGTTGGATGTGTGCGGACAACCGAGGAAAGGCGGGGCTTTCTGCTATCTCGGTGGCGCTTCTGGCGAGCAGCACTTGCGGAGCTTCAGATGGTGGGGAGGCCGCGCGCGCGCGTAGCGGACCTAAATGTTTATACTCGTGTCAAGTGAGGAATGCTGTCCTTTTCGGCCGCTTTTCGCGCGTTTCTCATATGGCGCCTCGCTCCGCCATAATTGCGTTATGCACAGATTACGTATTCAGCCTTCGAGGTCTTGGAGGCGGCCGCGCAGCTCGTCATTGTCGACTTCGAGGTGCCTGCGCACGCCCTCCAGGTAGGAAACCCGCTCGCGCAGCCGCTCGACTTCGGCCTGCAGCGCGATCAGACGCTTCCGTTCCGATTTTTGTGCGCGTAGGTTCTCATTGGCGTTCATGGAGAGGCAACCACCCGGTTGCCCGAACGCTAACATAAACAAACAAAAGGAGTGATCTGCAATGTCAGTCGTCAAATTGAAGGCCGGCGAAACCGTGCTCGTCGCCGCGGTGCGCGAAGGCGATAAACCCGACCAGGGCCTGCCGCCACCCGAGAAACCGGTGGATCCCGGCTATGGTATCGACCTCGGGCTCGGCTTCCTGCGCCCGACCCACCCGATCGTCCTGCCGCCTTTGGTTCCCGACAACACCCTGCCGGAGATCCCCGCGCCGGTCGACCCGGCCTACGGCATCGATGTCGACGAGGGCTACGTACGGCCGGAGCACCCGATCGTGCTGCCGCCCAAGCCGAAGCCGGACCTGGGCTGGAAAAAAGTCGTGGCATGGACCCCGACCACTGGCTGGGTGGTGGTGATCGTGCCGAAAGAGGGCACGCTGGTGCCGACACCGTCTAAGCGGTGAACTACACCGCCAACAATGCCTTCACGATCGCCATCATCATCCTGATGGCGGTCGTGCTCATCATCGTTTTCGGGTGGCTCTGATGACGAAAAAGTCGACGAAAAAATCCGCTGCAAAAAAAACGCCGACATACCGATTCACGCCCGAACAACTCGCCGAGCTGCGCCGCGGCCTGGCCGCGCAGGAGCTCCTCACTAAACGCCTCGGGCGTGAACGCGAGCGGCGCAATTCACTCTCGCGCCTGTCGCAGTATCTGCCCTATCCCAAACAACGCGAATTCCACGATGCCGGCGGCATCTACCGCGAACGCGCCTTGCTCGCCGGCAACCAGATCGGCAAGACGCTGGCCGGATCCGCCGAGGCGGCCATGCACCTCACCGGACGCTACCCGCCCTGGTGGAAAGGCCGCGTCTTCGATCGGCCGCTGCGCGCCGTCGCCGGCTCAGAATCCGCCGAGCTCACGCGCGACGGGGTGCAGCGACTGATCGTCGGTAACCCGCGTGATCAGTCGGCGTTTGGCACGGGATTGCTGCCGCAGGAATGCCTGCTCGATTGGTCGCGCCGCAACGGCGTTTCGGATGCGCTCGATGGCATCGTCGTGCTGCACGGCGGTGGCGGTGACGTGCAGCAGGGCCGCAGCACGTTAAACTTCAAGAGCTACGATCAGGGCCGCTCCAAGTGGCAGGCCGACACCGTCGACTTTGTCTGGCTCGACGAAGAGCCGCCGATGGAAATCTACTCTGAAGCGCTGACGCGAATTTCGTCGACCGCCGGCATGGTCTATTCGACCTTCACGCCGCTGCTCGGCATGTCGGAAGTGTGTCGCAGATTTTTGCTCGAACCCTCGCCCGATCGCATCAACATCAACATGACGATCGACGACGCGCCGCACTACTCGGCCGCAGACCGCGAAAAAATCATCGCCGGCTATCCCGCGCACGAGCGCGAAGCGCGCGCCAAAGGAATTCCCACCCTCGGCTCCGGCCGCATCTTCCCCATCACCGAAGAACAGATCGTTTGTCCGGCGCGCATCTTCCCGCGCGAATTTGCCCGCATCCGCGGGCTCGATTTCGGCTACGACCATCCGTTCGCTTGCGTCGAGCTCACGCACGATCGCGAGGAAGACATCGTCTACGTCACGCGCGCATTCCGCCAGCGACAGTCGACGCCGATCCTGCACGCCGCGGCGATCCGCGCCTGGGGCTCGGAGTGGGTGCCGATCGCCTGGCCGCACGACGGCCTCGCCGCCGACAAAGGCAGTGGCGACGAGCTCGCCTCGCAGTACCGCGGCCAACATTTGGCCATGCTGCCCGAGCGCGCAACATTCATCGATGGCGCCTCCGGCGTCGAAGCCGGACTGATGCTGATGCTCGATCGCATGCAGACCGGCCGCCTGAAAGTGTTCTCGCACCTCAACGATTGGTACGAAGAATTCCGCCTCTATCACCGCAAGGACGGCAAGGTGGTGAAGGAGCACGACGATCTTTTGTCGGCCACGCGCTACGCGCTGATGATGTTGCGATTCGCGCAAACCGAACCAGTCAAGCGCATGCGTCAGCCGCCGGCCGGATCCTGGCAGGCTGCGTGATGCGGCCGATCTACGAAACCGAGGAAAATATCGCCGTCGAAAAATCGATGGCGGCGTGGATCGAGCCGATCTGGAAATGCAAAGTGCGCAAATTGCCGCGCGCCTACAATTTGGATTATGCGGTCACACGCGACAATAAAATCACCGCCTGGCTGGAGCTCAAGCGCCGCTATCGCACGCTGTCGGAGCACCCCACGGTGTTCTTGTCGTTGCAAAAAGTCATGGCGGCGGAAAGATTGTACGGCGTAACGCGCCTGCCGTGCCTGTTCGTCGTCCAGTTCAATGATGGCTACGCTTACACAAGTATGCTGCGCGAGCGTAGCGTCGAATTTCGCGGCCGCGTCGATCGCGGCGACATCGAAGATCAAGAACCTGTCGTTGTCATCCCGGTCGAACAATTCAAAAGGATGTCACCATGCACAACATCGGTTTAATCCTGCTCGTGTTCGCGTTCGTGTTCGCGGTGATCGCGTCATGCATCATGACGGCGAGCGGCCGCTGGCACTTCGGCTGGGGAGCGATCGCGTTCTACATCGCCGCTGAATTGATCGGTGGCCTCGGCAAGGTTTTCTAGGTGGCCGATTGGCGTGACGAGCTCGCCCTGCTGCAGGAAGCACTCAAGGCGCAAGCAAATACCCTCGGCGCGCTCGGCGATGCACCGCAATTGCAGCGACCGCCGGTCGCGCCGCCGCAGCTGCCGCAATTCAATCTGCAGGAGCTCGAGTCGCCCGGCCGCGGTGGCTTCGCTGCCGGCGGCATGACGCTGCCGGTGCTTGGCAACAACGCATTCCTGCGCGGCAACTACAGTCAGTGGCCGGGTGCGCCGGCAAATTATCGATTGATGCTCGGATTTGGAGGACGATTCTGATGCCCCCATACAACACGCTCGGAAGCCTCGGTGAGGATCAAGGCCCCGGCAACGCGCCGGTCAGCGCGCTCGGCGACAACTTTGCCGATCGCTTCGGCGCCTGGCAGCAGCTGCGGCCGGACAATGCCGGCGTCGGTTGGTCGCCCGATCGCGGCCCGCTCGGCTGGAACATGACGGCGCCGCCGCCGTTCGCACCGCCGCAGTCGATGCCGCCGTCACCCGCCTATGGTGCGCCGACAATGGGCGGTGCGGCCGCGCCAGGAACGCTGCCGGTGCCGCTACCGCAGCCGCGCCCGGCCGGAGCTCCGCAGACGCAGATGGCTGACGCCGAGGATCCGAGCCCGGCAAACAATTTCCTCAAACGGTTCTTCGCCAATTTCGAATTGCCGCCGGCACAAAGACCGCGCGCGCAAACGCCGTTTGCCTTCGGCGCGCAGCGACAAGGTTTCGCGCCGGTCGGTGGCGCCAATCGCGGCGTCGGCCAACTGCTGCAGCAACGCCCGCCCACCGGGACCGGATATGCCTAGGCTCGACGAGCTCGGCCGCGCGTTTGATGAAGGCGCCGCGCCGTGGGATCCGATCGGCAATAATTCTCTCGCCGGCCTGGCGCAGCGTTACGACACGCTCGGTAATCTGAGCGACGATCCGTTCGAGCGCGCCGCCTTGCGCACGCGACAAGCCGAACGACCACTGCTCGGCCGCCAGGGTGACAACACCGTTGGCAAAATGATCGATTTTATGATTCCGAAAACGCCGCTCGATGTCGCGACCTACGCGCTTGGTGGTCCGTTCAGTGTGCCGGTGAAAATCGGCGCGCTGGTTGCCGGCGGCCTGCTGATGCCGTCCGACACCGAAGCTGGACCGGTGAGCAAGATCCTTGGTCGTGGGAATTTTGGCCGAATACTCGATAAGGATAATTTTGGCCGAGGTTTTCTGCTTGAGCGCAATCGCATACCGGCAAATGCGCCAGAGGGTTGGGGGTTGCCGCCAGAACCGCAGCAAAGCGTGCGTGCGCAAGTCGGCGGGATAATTGACCAACCCACAAATTACAACGTGCTGCCAGGCATCGGTCATAACAGCGCGCGCATGGGCATCACGTCGAACAACCTGCGCGAGCTGCCCTACGACGAGGCCCTGGCGATCGCGCGCAGCCAGGCGCACGTCATCCCGAAACCCGATGGCGGTTTTGTCGGCGCGCCGTATTCGATTCAGAACCAGGCCGATCTCGCCGCCTCGCGTGCCAACTTCGATCGACAAGTGGAAGAAGGCCTGGCCGGCGCGCCTTGGTATCGCAAGGCGCAGGCCGGCAACGTCGAGATCGCCGGTCCCGATCCGGCGCGGCAACATACGCTGGCGCAGGAAGAGGCACTGTTCTCGTCGCAGTCGACGCCGGAAACGAATCTTGGATTTTCGCTGCTCGCGCACAACGCCTACGAAGCCGGCAAGCCGCTGGCGAAAGTGCGCACCGGACAGCAGGCGGAAACCTACGTCGAAGGGCGCGAGGCCGGCGAGATCCCGCTCGGCAAAAAAACCGGCGTCTACGCCAAGCACCTCGACCCGACGCTGGAGAGCCCGATCACGGGCGCCAACGATATCTGGCACGCGCGCGCGCTCGGCTACGTCACGCGCGAAGGCAGACCGTGGGACGCAGCGTTAACGCCGCAGCAGCACGCATGGATGGATGCCGAGACAATGCTCGCGGTCGATCGTGCCAACGCACGCAACCTCGGCGGCCGCAACGATTGGACCGCGGGCGAGATCCAGGCGGCGCCCTGGGTGAAGCGCAAGGCCGAAGGTCTGATGCGAACTTTCGGTTGGCCCGAGCAGCAGGCCAAAGCGGAAGCGATCAAGAGCTACAACGAATTCTTTCAGAAGCACACCGCCTACGGCACCTATGAAGCAACGCCCGGCATGGGCGTCGGTCATCTGCCAGATCTGCCGCTCGCGCCGTATGCCGAGCGCGAGGCCTTCGCCAGAGATCCGCGCTCGTCATGGACGACGCCGGAGGGCCGTGACGTTATCTACGATGCGCTCGGCATGTATCAGCGACCAACGCTGGATGCGACCGGTGTTTTCAAATCGGCGGCAGGCGAACAAGAAATTAATCCGGCCAAGGCGGCGCGGCCGCTGGTCGGCTTCACCGGCCCGACCGGATCACGCGAGATCGATCCGCAGTCGCGCGCCATGCTGAAGGGCGCCGAAGCGCTGCGCGCATACTTCGACGCGCAGAACATGGGCGCCTTCTCGATGCCGATTCACGGTCAGCAAATGGCGCAGTCGCGGGCGTTGGAAATACCGACCAAAGGACCGCTCACGCTCGAACAGATCAATGCCTTGCAGACGGCGGGCGGCAAAGCTGGCCTGCCCAACGTGATCGACTACGGCGATCGGGCGGCGCTGACGACATTCGGCGACAAGCCGACCGTCGCGCAACTCGGCAAGAATGTTCGAGGTCCGGTCGGCGAAGAGATCTCGCGCGTGCTCGGGCCGGAAGTCGGACCCGTTGCTCCACCCACGCGCGTCAAGTTGGACATCGGCTCGATCGATTACGAAAAAGTGCTCGGCACCGGCCAGGAAGGCACGCGTAAGGCGACGCGCATTCTCATGCAAGCGATCAGGAGCAAAGACGCGCCGGCCATGTTTGGCAAGCTCGATGCCGATCCGACAATCCGCGCCAGGGTGCTCGCCCGCTTCGATCGCGATGCGGAGTACGCGGCGAAAAGCGGTCAGCCGGTGCGCAAGGACATCCAGCTGGCGCGCGACATCGTCAGCCGCGAGGGGGTTTCCGGCCTTTACCGCGCGATGCGCGCGGGCGCGCCTTTGCCGGCGGTGGCGCTGCTGCCGCTGGCTTCGTTGCTGCAGGAGCAGCAGCAGGGCGAGTGAACTGCAGACCATAGCGCTCGGTGCCGCGCTCGATGCTGGCGTAGAATTCGGCTGTGTCCTGTGGTGTGGCCCAGGGATAGCAGCCGCGCTTGCTCGGGTCGCGCGACAGCACGCGCTTACGCCGCGCCATGAACTCGGGATTATCGAATCGAGATTTTCTCATAACAGGCAATTCTATCATACAGGTCACCTGACACAAGAGGAGAAACCGATGCCCGATCGCAGACAACCGCCCAGCCCGCTGCCGAACGATGAGCAATTCGCGCCTGGTCGCGACCCCGGCCCCGAGGCGCATCCGCCCGAGGATGAGTTTTGGCAAAACATCATGTTCGAGGACAACCAATACAAAATGGAGCACTACCGCGCGACGGCGCAGTGGTTGGCCAACAAATTGAACTGCGCGGTGCTGCTGCACTACTACCGACTGCCGCACTTCCAGCGCACCGGGGCGACCTTGATGGGAGCATTCATCCCCGCCGACGAACTCGCGAGGTAAGCCTTGGCCTATCGCAGACGCCGAAACCGCAACCGCGTGCGCGACAATGTCGTGAGCCCGGCGGCGGATCCCGCGACGCCGGAAATCGCCGAGGCCGAAGACGACAAGGACGCCGCGCCGATCGGCCAGGCCGACTTGCCGCCCGAAGTCGCCGACGTCGATGACCTAGAAGCGGTGCATAAGGAAGCGGTCGAGCGCTACGAGGTCGCCTGGGAAAAAGACCGGCGCAACCAAACCGACGCCTACGATGATCTGCGCTTTTTGTCCGAGGACGATGCGCAGTGGGATGCGGTCGCGCTCAAGGCACGCCGCGACGAGCAGCGGCCGATCCTGACCGTGAACAAATGCCCGCAGTTCGTGCGTCAGGTGACCGGCGATATCCGCCAGCTGCGCCCGTCGATCCACGTCGTGCCGGTCGATGAAAAATCGAGCGACACGCTGGCGGTCGACGTGCTGCCGGAGGTCGTGCGCTACGTCGAGCGGCGCTCGGACGCCAAGGCCTGCTATTTTTCCGCGGCCGATCAGATGGTCGCGGCCGGCATCGGACACTGTCGTGTGTTCACCGAGTACGCCGCCGGCACGACGCTCAATCAGGAAATCGGCATTGGTTTGATACAGGACGGCGTCGCCGTCGTGTGGGATCCCGATGCGATCCATCCGACGCGGCGCGACGCGAACTATTGCTACGTGCCGATCGACATGGCGCGCAAGGCGGCCGAGCAGCGCTGGGACAACAAAAATTTTGAGGCGCCGCTGACGCAAACGCAAGGCACCGAGGCCTGGTCGGGTTGGTACACCGACGACAGCGTGCGCGTCACCGAGTACTGGCGCAAGGCGCCGTTCGTGCGCGAGCTCGCGGTTTATCCCGATGGCCGCCTGATCGATCTCACCGACGATGATGTCGAGGGCGACGAGCCCGAGTCCGGCGGCATGGATGAAGAGGAAGGCTACGGTCCCGATGAAGGCGGGAAAAAAATCGACAAGGAAGAAGCGAACTATCGCGACTCGGATAGCCCCGACGAGCGTTGCGGAAACTGTACGATGTTTCGCGCGCCATCAGGCTGCACGCTGGTGATGGGAACGATCGGCCCCGAGATGGTGTGCGATCATTTCGAGCCGAGCGTGATGCCGGGGATGTCCGGCCTCGGTGGCGGCATGCTGGCGCCAGCGCCGCAGCGTCCGCAACTCGGCCCCGGCATGGGACCAAAGCGCGCCGACGCAATGGCGGCCGGCGCCACGATCGAAAAGCGCGACAGCTACCGTGTCGAGCGCTTCATCATTTCGGCAAGCGAAGTGCTCGAAGGCCCCGAGCTGTGGCCGGGCATGCAGATCCCGATCATCCCGTTCCTCGGCGAGGAAGTGAAGATCGGCCGGCAGACCGTGCGCTACGGAATCGTGCGCAAATTGAAAGACGTCCAGCGTCTATACAATTATGCGATCAGCGCCGACGCCGAGGCGGTCGCGCTGCAGCCGAAGGCGCCGTTCAAAGGCACGCGCAAAAATTTCGAGGCCTTCCTCGATCAGTGGGAAACCGCCAACACGCGCAATTGGCCGTTCCTCGAATACGATCCCGATCCGCTCAACGGCGGCCGGCCGCCGGAACGTGAGCCGCCACCGGTCGCGAGCTCGGGCATCAAGGAATTGCTCGGTGTCGCCACGCAGGACATGAGCGGCGTCACCGGAATTTACCCGAGCTCGCTGGGAGCTCCGGCGCAGGAAACATCCGGTCGCGCCATCGTCGCACGCCAACGCGAGGGCGACACAGGTACGTTCGTCTACATCGAGGCCTTCGGCCGCGCCGTCGAGCGCATCGGCCAGGTGATCGTCGATCTCGTCCCACACGTGTACGACACCGAGCGCACGCTGCGCGTTGTCGGCGACGACGGCAAAATGGCCAAGATCGAAATCAATAAAACAATCATCGATCCGAACGGCGACGGCATCGACACCGTCACCATGAACGACCTCTCGGTCGGCGCCTACCAAGTCAGCGTCGAGATGGGACCGAGCTATTCGACCAAACGCGAAGAAGCGCGCGACGGCATGCAGACGCTGATGCAGACGCTCGGCCCGCAGGCCGCGCCGCTGTTCGCGGATCTGTTCGTGCAAGGCCAGGACTTCCCGCTCGCCGATCGCATCGCCAAACGCCTGCGCATGATGCTGCCGCCGCAAGTGGCGCAGGCCGAGGCCAAGCTGTCCGGCGAACCGCCACCGGAGCCACCACCGCCACCACCACCCGATCCCGCGATCGCCATCAAGCAGGGCGAACTGCAGCTGAAGGGGCAGGAGGTGCAGGGCAAGGCCGACGAGGCACGGGGGCACCTCAATATTGAGCAGCAGAAGATCCAAGTGGATCTGGCGCGCGTGCAGGCCGATCTGCGCAAGGCCGAGATGGCGCACGAGGTCGCCATGATCGGGCACGGCGTCAAGTCGACCGCGCACAAGATGGACTTTGCATCCGCGCAACTCGATCGCGCGCACGATCACATGCTGACCGGCATGACCATGAACGGCGAAGCGGCCGCGGCCGCAGCCGAGAGCTCGGCGCCGCCGAGCAAACCGAAATCGGATCTCGACCAGCAGATACAGATCGACGCGCTGATCCAGGCCGTCACGCATCTGCAGGGCGCCGTCGGCGAGCTCGCCCAGATGGCGATCGGCGCCAACGGCGGTGTACCGCGGCCGCCCGGCCCGCCGCCCATGCCACCGATGCCGCCCCCACCGGGACCGCCGCCAGGACCGCCCCCAGGCGTTGGCGGCCTGCCGCCGATGGGTCCACCGCCAGGGCCACCGCCCGGCGCACCAGTGGGGCCGCCAGGGATCCCGCCGGGGATGCCACCAAGAATTTAGTATTTCGGGCAGGCAAGCCGATGATCGGCCAGCCGCCGCGAAGAGCGCCGCTCCAAAGGCGGCAAATTGAGTGAGGACGTAAGATGGTAGTTGATGGCGAAGACGATCCAAAACCCGTGCCAGCCGGAACCGCGCCAGCAGGGGAAAAGACCGCTGAGACTCCTACCGAGCCGCAGCCGGAGGGTGAGCAACCCGAGGCCGAGGCAACAGAGGCAGAGGCCACAGCTGACGAGGATCTCGTCGGTGCGGTCGATGACGAGCAGGACGACGACAGCGAAGAGGGCGAATCAGAAGAGCAAAAAAAATCGCGCGCCCAGCGCTATCGCGAGGAACGGAATCGACTGAGAGCTGAGAACGAATCGCTACGTGCCCGCGCAAGCGGTGACGTGCCTTCGGACGCTCAGCAGCTGCAACGCGCATTCGAATATAAAGTGTGGCAGCAAATCGGCGACCCGCCCAACCAGGCAGACCCGCAATACCGGGACGACTATGTCGGTTTCAGTGTTGCGCGACAGGCATGGGAGACAGATCGGCGACAAGTCACGCGCCAGGTCCGCGAAGAGTTCAAGCAACAGATCGATCGCGAGCAAGAACGTGTTTCGAATCTGATCGCTGACCACAAGGAACGTGAGAACCGATTTAAATCCCGCGTGAAGGACTACAGCGAGGTGATGGCGAAGGCCACGCTTCCCGTAGCACCGCACATCGAACGCCTGCTGCTTGAGAGCAAAAAATCCGAACGCATCGGATACGTGCTCGCGAAAGATCAGTCCAAGCTCGCTCGACTAAACCGCATGAGCCCCGAAGCGGCCGCCCGAGAAATCGGACGGCTAGAGGGCCGCCTGTCGCTGCCGACAAACCCGAAAACGCAGACACAGGCTCGTAAGCCGATCGCGCCCCTCAAAGGCGGCGGTGCTTCACCGCCATCACAAACGGCATCCATGAACGCTTATCTGAAAAAGCTTTACGGCGATCGTTTGTAAGTGACCGGCCCGAGCCTTGGCACATAGGAGCCAAGGCAAATGGCTAACACCGTCTTAAATCCGAGTATCATCGCAAAAACAGCGGTGAGAATTCTTGAAAACGAGCTCGTGATGGGCCGCCAGGTTTATCGCGGGTATGAGGAAGAGTTCGACAAAAAGGTCAACGGCTACGACGTCGGTGACACGATCTCGATCCGCAAACCGCAACAGTTCGCAGTGCGAACCGGTGCTGTCGCAGCCTCTCCGGTGCAAGATGTCACCGAGGGCAAGCTCACGCTGCAAGTCAATCTGCAGAAGGGCGTGGACTTCAAGTTCAGTTCGTTCGAGTTGACGTTGAAGATCGAAGACCTGGCCGACCGCGTAATCCGGCCAGCACTCATCCGGCTCGCCAATCAAGTCGACGTCGACGTGATGAACCTATTCACGCAGATTCCGAACTGGGTTGGACAACCGGCAACCGGCGCCGACGCGCTGATCGATTCGTTCGCGGACTTCGCGCGTGCGGCCGAGCGGCTCGATCAAACGGCGGCACCGCAAGACGCGCGCAGTGCCGTACTCGCGCCCGACAGCTACTGGGCAATGGCGGCATCGCAAACCGCTCTGTTCATGCAGGCGATCGGCACGCAAGCCTATCGCCAGGGCGAGATCGGCCGCATCGGTGACGTTGCGACGTTCATGTCGCAAAACGTGCCGACGTTCGTCGGTCCCGGCAACTTGGACTCGCCGGCGACAGTCGCCGCAGCTGCCGGTGCAGGCGTGCTCAGCACGACCTACGCTGCAGTGGCCAACACCGAAGCAACGCCAGGCACGATGTCGATCAACA